CAGCGAATCTTGGAGATTCTCCATCCTGGCGAGAAATTCTAACCATACCGTTGAATCCAAGTTTCTCTAAGCGATAGCGAGTAGGAACCAATCCGTTTTTAATGATTGATGCACCAACAGCGGCTTCAGTGAAGTTAGCTCCAACAGAAGCAAAAGTAAATTGATTTGGTGAAGTTACCGTGATTGGTCCATAAGATGCGTCAGTAAGGTTATTACTATCAATAAGATCTACACTGTCTCCAGTATTCATGAAATGAGGCGCAGATGCAATTACTGTAACTACGTTAGTTAAACGTGCAATTGATGTAATACTAACACGGTTAGCATGCGCTAAGTTCCACTTAATGATTGGTGTTGGGCATATTTGAACTGTATTTCCAACTCCAACAGTTGTTGAAGCCATCGCTTTACCATAAGGATTCAATACGTCAAAGTAGTTTGAGCCATCAACAACAGTAACGATTGGAAGACCAGCAACTAATCCGTCTCCACCAATTCTAACCTTATTTCCTTGTGCCCAAGAAAGTGAAGGACCAAATGCGAACACTTGATCTCCAGCTCTTACTTGTGCAAGGGTTGCAGATCCGTCATGAGTCCAGCGCCATACAAAACCAGCAGGTCTACCATATGAACCAGATACATCTGTAATAGTGAAAGCAGTAGTAAAAAGAACGCCGATAGCTTTAGGGTTATAGTTATATTCAATTACGCCAGAAGATGGGCTTGTAACGGTAATGCTATCAGTAGAGATTAAACGACTAAAGCGCTTAACGCCAGCATCGTTCTCCATCTTAATATAATCCCCAACGTTAAACGTATCTGGGAATGCTGGAACTTTCATTAATAAGTAGTCACCACTTGTGTCAGAGGCAACCTCTGATTCACCAAAGATATATGCTTGAGCTTTATTTGCGTTTCCACCGATAACCTCGATAGCACCAACAGAACCAAGTTGCTTAGACGTAATCTGAACATTCTTGCGATCCTGAGTGATACGGATATCTGACACAATTGGAAGTTGTGAAAGGGCTTTCTGTGTTAAGTGGTGATGAACGTTCTTAACACTAACAGGAATTAATTTAATATATTCACCAAGATCTGTGGTGTTGTAATTTGGCGCAGTATTCATTTGATAAATACTAGGAGCAATTCCATTTAATGTAAAAGCAGCTTTAGTGGTGAAATTAGGATTAATGTTTTGGAAACTCTTAATCCAGTTGGCACCATCATATAGGTTTACATGATCGCGATCTGCCGCTACTCCAGGATTGTGGCCATAACCTAGTGCAGTAGCATTGCCGCCATAAGTATAGAACTCCTGTTCAGTTGATCTGTCGATAGTAAGCGCATCACTTCCAACCGCCACAAGTTCAAGAATAGTTCCAGTATTCACTGTACTCACTATTGTTGCAACATCATTTCCAGCTAGCGGAAACATCACAACGTTTCCTGCATTAGTAATTAGCTCAGCGCTTGATTGAGATCCACTAGTAGATGCCACCACAAAACCAGAGGTTTCAGCTGTTGCATCTGGGACATTTCCACTTAATACATTGGTAATTGTAATTACGTTAGCAAGATTTGAAGCTGTAAAGAATAGATCTGGGTTGACATCTGCAACTGTAGCTGCAGCAACTGTTGTACTATTGTCTCCGAAATTGACACCAGAGACACGGATAGATCTGTCTGCCCCATGGAATGGTTCAGGTGTTCCGTCATCGCCTACGTCATACCAGACAGCTACAGAACCGTTCTCGTCATTGATGATGAAGTATTTTCCATCAAGAGAATTATCTGCAGTACCAGTTGTTGTTACAGGCACGCTGAAACCAGAAGTCCCATTTGAACCTGCAGCAAGAGCTCCATTAACAATATTAGTAATAGTGATTGCGTTAGCAATAACGCCAACAGTGAAGGCATTATCTAGTGCCAATGCTTGACCAGTCTTAGTTGCTACGTTGTTAGCAGAGTCACCCGTTACAACGGTTGCTACTTTAATATAACGATTAGTTCCAGCTGAAGGTGCAACTGCACCAGTGTTGTTAACATCATACCAGACAGCTACAGAACCCTGAGAGTCATAAACTATAAAATAAGTTTGATGTAAAGATCCACCAACATCGGCAACTGTATTTAAGTCGTAAACAGTAGGTGTTCCAACTATATCTGCAACCGTTGTTACGGTTGTAACTTCTGCAGCACCAGGAGAGGTCGATGATGCGTTAGGGTTAGCTACACGAACAGTAAAACCACTTTTAGCTTCTACACGGAATTGACCCATGTTTGCATTAGAGATACCAGATCCATCAGAAATAGATAAGATATCGCCAACTAAAACAGTTGCCAAGTTACCTGCAGAGAAAGTGTAGTCATAGTAGTTACCAGATGATGTAGCACCATTTGGAAAGCTAGTTGCAGCATCAGGATACGGTCCTTTAACAGCTATTGTGTAACCAGCTGATAGTGCAGTTGCACGAGCAGGTCCAGATCCAAAGAAATATGACAACAAGCTCCACGAAGGAGTATTTAAGAATGTAGTTGTAGGTGCTTGATCTACACTGGTAGGATAAGCAAGTGCAAAGCGAAGCTTCTCACCGTTAGGTCCATACTGGGCAGAACGAACGATCATCTTGCCACCAGAACCAGCTACACCACCAGTTGCATACCAGTTACGTGCACGCATCCATATAGCATAATCACTGAAGTCAGTACCGTTGATGGTTGTTCCCCAAACAGTGAGGTTATTAAAGTCAATTCCAGGTTCATTATCTTGGTCAAATGCAGAAAATTCTGTAGTTGTAGGAGCAAAGAAACCAGGAGTAGAACCAGAGTTTACTCGACCAGTTCTTGCCATGCGAACATCAACTGTTTTAATAGTTGCATCCTTGTCCATAACAACAACAATACTATCTTCAGATGAGATGGCTACTGGACGAACCAATTCAATCTCATCCCCAATAACATGATCAAGCTCTGTGTGAGCTACACCCTGTTGAGTTCCAACTTGATCTGTAATAATTTTTGCTTTAACGGTGCGGAATTGATTTCTATTATTGCCTCTTGTAAAGGATACATAGTCATCGTATTCTACATTCGTAGGTGTAAGTGTTCCAGTAGATTCTACAGTTTCACTGTATATTCCAATGAATGGAGAAGAATCAGGCACTGCTGTGGCTGTAAGTGCACCTTTACGGTCTGTATATGTGTGACGACCTAAGAATACATTTAAGCCAGTAGCAAGTGTTCGCTTGAACATCCCCATAAGAGACTTATCGGAAGTTCTAGTGGCAACGTGAGGTGGGTTACCAAACTGTGCAGATATTGTCTCAGCAAATACAACCGATGCATTACTGATAGAAATAGGGATCGCGATACTTCCACCACGTTCTGTGGTTGAAGTTATTTTTATAGAATTTGATTTATAGATGCTTGCCAATACACCAGCAATATCTTTATTTAGTGAAGCAACTACACCAGTAATAGGTTCAGCTGGTGGGTTGCCTAAGTAAGCACCGCGCCAAATCTGTGGGAAGCCATCTGTTTCAAATGCTTTAATGTCTAAGGAATCTGCAACAGTAATACCAGCCTCGACAACAACCCCAACATTATCAACATCAACAAATGTATCTGTTCCTGCTGTTGTATGGTTACCTTTAGCTTTAATTTTAAATAATCCATCATTTGCGGCATTTACCCAGCCGGCATTTCTGGCTACGATATATATATAATCACCAGGCTTTAGTGCCGCAAACGCATCTGATGTACTAGACATAATGCGCATAGTGCTTGCACTAGGGTTAGTGATAGAAATAGTTGATCCAATAAGGAGAGGAATGGCCACTTGATTACATAGGTTTGAATCAACCACAACAACTATTTCAGCAGGTCGCCCAACGGCATCTGAAGATAGGTTGTAATTGCCATTACTTGTAGCAGTTGAAATCTCAAATCCCTTAGCATCTTCAACACCAGCAGAGATATTGTCTCCAATAGCAATGTCTGTAAGAATTCTAAGGTTTCCTGTTTGTCTGTTCAGTTGGAATTGCGCAGTTTGTCCACTGCTTTCTAGTGGTAAATTAGGAAACCACTTGTTAAGGAGTGTTCCGCCACTAACAACTATAGAACTCTCTGCTCCAACCTTGTTAGAGACAATAACCATAGTTTGACTTGGTGTTGCAGTTGCTGTAAGACCAGCAAACTTATTATTAAACGCAACAACCCAATCTTCAATTGTCAAAGAGGCAAATGATGAAGCACCGGGGAAATCACTAAGTGCAAAGTTACGATCTTGAGCTGGAGTTCCATCAACAGCTATAATGATGTTACTTGTTACGGTGACATTCCATTGAGCATATGACGTTGTAATTAGAGTGGCATTCTTAGCTTTTTCATGAAGCCTATTAGCATTCTGATAGAGTGCAATATAGCTAAACTCATCAGTTGGAAATTTTAATATAGTATTTGCATATAGCGTATCATCATCATCACTACGTAGCGGTGTCACTTGAATTACTTCAGCGTCGTGAGCTACAGGATAAAGAAGAGCGTTTGCAGAAGTGTTAACAAAGCGAGCTTTAAACAGTACAGATTGTGCATTGATGGCAACAATAACCTCAGATAGCGTAGCTGCTGAGATATTTAAGAACTGAGAGGTGTTGAAATATATTGTCTCTTCTGCTCCATCTATAATCACACGTACAAAAGAGCCATCTTTAAGTGTGAATGGACCAGACTCTACGTTAATAACTTGAGGTCTAGGAACTGGATAGTTTGCAAGTTGTAAAAATTCTTCTGAACCAACGGCACCTGTCAACAGTTTGTCAACTGACTGTCCTGCGAAAGATGGTTGAAAGCCAGATCCATCATCAATGTAAAGAATAGAGGGGTCGCCAACTTTAACTGGCTCAGTAATAACTGCAGAAGCAACTTGATTACTATCATCAGGGTCAGAGACTCCGATAATAGAAGCTATGATGCTTGGAGCAGTACCGCGAGCAAGAGTGATAGAGTAAGATTTAAGTCGATTTCTCAACTCAACATCTGTTTCAATATCCTTACCGTTAGAAAATGCCGATGTATTTGTAGTAGCAGCTCCGGTAAATGGGGCTACATCAAAGTCAGTAATTGTGTTAATTCCAGCGTTACCTAATGAACCAGCAACAAGGGCAATAACCTCAACACCAGAAACGCTGTCTTCCCCTGAAGGAATAACAGAATCTCTTAGGGTGACGTATTGCACCTCAGGGTTCTGATTGTTCGCGGGGATCTTAACCACCGTGCCGGCAGTAATTAATCGATCTGGCTCACCCTGGGAATCAATAACGATGTCCGAGGATAGATGATCCTTCTGCAATGCAGAAGCTAGATTGATCTGTGAATATGTTGGAAAAGTAGTAATACTGGTATATGCAATTGGGCCCTCAAAGCTCTGAGTTCCACGACCAATATATAAGTTACCAGAAGCAGCCCAACCATCTGTATTGTTAACATATAAAGTACTTTGTCCTGCGATAGGGGCAGGCTTAATAACATATAGTCCAGTAGAGCGCTTAGTGATGTTGGTATTTAAGATATTTACGAGACCAGAGGCCTTAATAGCAGCTCTACGCTCAAGACCAAAGTCACCAGCTTTAGCATCTAAGTCATTGTTCTTGATAGCATCAATGTTGAGAAGCTCAAGGACGTTAAGAATTGCGGTGTTGTTTTCAAAGTCATTAGCGGCAGCAGCTTCCAAAAGAGTCAGAAGCACTGATCCAGCGTTAAGGTCATTTAGAGCCGTCTCTGCGACGATCTTTCTAATCATGTCCCCTAGAATTTGATTAAACGACTTAATTTGTATTGCCATTGCTCACCTGTACTATATTCTACTACGCGGTTAGTGGAGTCATGAGTTATTAACCGTAAAGCTTATAGGAATGGCCTGGGTCCCTCCAGCCAATCTAACGGTCAAGTTAATAACCATTGCCGCAACACCCTCATTTGTCCCATTATTTGCTAAGTAATCCACTGAAATACTCTCTACCCGATCAAACCTTCCATCAGCCATTATTTGAGAGTTAATTGACTCTACAATAAGACCTCTAGTTCCATCAATGTTAAGGTTTTTATTCCCCAACACGTTAATAAAGCCAAAAGTTGGATGATAACGAAGAGAACCTAACTCAGTTATAATCTTTAGCTTTATGGCCTGAATGGCGTTATCTAGTCCATAACTTAATTTTACATCACCATTAGTTGTAAAGGTTAAATCGCCACTAGCATCTAGTGCTAAGTCAATTTTCGCTCGCTTTTCATCTTCAGCACTTTTTGCTAAAAACCAAGGTACATCGTCAATCCTATTATCTGGTAATGTTTTAGGTGAGGGTATTAGAATATATAATCCACTATTTATTGTATTGGGCGCATATACTCGTATATAGGCTTGATCCACTGTCTTATAATCATTCATGTTTCTTTCACCGTCTAGTTCTAGAATAATTTCACCAGAAACAGGGACCTGTTTAATGCTAATAATGCTTCTTTGATCTGCCACAACCTCAACGTTCGACTGCAACAATACTTGTTGATTGATATATAACTTATCAATGTTAAGGTTTCCAGTTATGTCTGTTTCTGCTAAGTTAATTTGATTACTAGACCCATTCGATAATAAAGGAATCCTTACGCCTACTTCATCAATATATGGAGGTTTTAGTCCGTTAGCTATTGCAATATCTATCCATTTATCTGGATCACCTAAATATCTATTAGCAAGACTCTCTAAACTCTCACCATAGTTAATTTTAACTAAGTTACCAGAACTATAATTACCAATATCAATATCAGGGTTGTTAGCATTAGCTCGCGCTAGAGCAAATGGGTCAATAGCAACATCAACAGCAAATAGATTAGCTAAAATGAAATCACACGTACGTATTGATTGCTCTAATGTAAGAAGATAATTTACCTCTACAATGGTTGCATTTATCTGGGGAGGGATAGAGCTCTTATTAAAGGCCTTATTATAATCTAAATCACTTAGACCATATGTATCAGTAACTCTATCTCGATAGTTAATTATATTTTGCTTAGCACTTATAAAGTTATTTTTAGAAAAGCTATCGATGCGAGCCAATTCGCTGGTTACTAACTTTTCTTCTTCGTTAGTTAAATTAATACTATCAATCTGAACGTTATTGAATATAGAATAAAAACGGTAAAATGTCTGAGAATCCTGAAAAGGATTTATTTTAGTAGATGTTCTCTGTGACTCAATAAAGATAGAAAAGTCATCAATCTGTTTGTTGAAAAAGTCTGGATCAATATCTTGTGTTAGGTTACTTAATAGATCGGGCTTCATAAATTCCCAGTTGTCTCTAAAATGAGGCCAACGAAGTGGAATAATAGAAGGAATGTCGGCAAGAACTAAATCATCTCCACCTCTAGATCTAAGCCAGAGGTTGACATCGGCAATACTTTGATATGCTTCATTAACTGTTGCCATTATCTACCCAATACATTGATTCCGCCTACAAACGAACCAATAATTCCTTTTGCTTGACTAGATATAGACTTAATATTACCTAATATGGTAGATCCATCAACCCCATTTAAACCTAAATCAATCAGTCTTCTATTTAAGTCTTCATCGACAGTGCTTGAGGTATTGGACTTTAAATTGTATCCACGAAGTTGAATAGTGTATTGATATAACATTGGGTTTTCTGCAGATCGAACCATAGTAAATCCACGCACCACTACGTCATATTGATTGTTATCTTTATAATTAAAGAAAGTTAATGGGTGAGATGAGCGCTTCTCTGTAGTTCCACCGGTTCCAGACGTATCTTTTTTATGTTGAAGTAAAAAGCGATAAAGATTATGAAAAGCAACATAGCCGCTATTTTCTGGGCTAATGCCCGATTGAGCTTTAACTCCACCATCAAGTAAATCTGCAGCTTTTTGTTTAATTTGATTTGCAATACTTAAAGTTTTAGCAAAAAATCCACCAGCACCTATAGAATTAGCCACAGCAAATGTGTCGCGACCTTTTCGTCTGAGTGTATTGTGGACAGTACCAGGATCAAGTGGGGATGTTGGTTCTATACTTACCTCAGGTGCAATAAATCTTGGAGCCATACCCGTAGTTCCTGCAATAGTGATATCATAGTATCTAACTTCAGAGTGTTCTTCAACTGTTCCATATAGTGTAGCAACCACATTTGTAGCAAAGTTAGTTGATATCGTTAAATTACTAGGACTAATAGGTAAGAACATTACAGCTGTTCCACCGTTTCTAAAAGTAGCTTTAAAACCATACGGCTTTGCTGTATACCAATCAGCAGCAGATATAGTGTATGTACCCGTACTACCACTAGATAAAAACTCCTCGTTTTTTATGCCAGTATTTTTACCGGTTGCCTTACCAGATGAAGGACTTGGCAGAGACTTCTCTATTGGCTTATCTTGAGGAGTAAATAGATCTTTTAAGTTATAACTCATATTTACATTATATAGCAATCTTAGTTAGAGGCTGCCAGTGATCTCCTTAATCTTAGATTGGACACTTACAACTCCAGCCCACTGCGGACTGGCCCCAATTGCAGAACAAGGTCCAACTGGTGATATAGGAATAACTTTTGCTAGGGCATCTATCATCTGAGATATCTGATCTAACAATTCAATACCCTCTTTACCGATGGCCACTTTTGGACTATTTACCTTTACAGATGTTGATGCCTCAAGTTTAAATTCCTTTGTCTTTCCATCGATCTTGTCATCAGATACTATATCTAGTAGTTTGCACTTTAATTCAACTTTCTCAGACTTCTTAGTCATAACTAGTTTGATTTTTCCAGAATTCACAGTAATAGTGCCACCTGGCTTATCAATGCGAACATTTTGAATTCCGCCCTGATCTTTATCATTAAACTCTATACTTCCTGTTTTATCAAACTGAAAGAATGATCCGCCTACCTTAGTGTCGTAGGTTGGTTTAGGAAGCGTTTTGCTGGGTTTATCATCAAGTTTCTTAATATTAGTGGGAACGGCTTTAAATATAATTTTATATTCGCCATTCTCGTTGATCGTTGTCTCTACGCCATTGAACTCAGAGACATATTGTGGTCCTTTTGTAATATCAACAGTGGATTTTCTTGCTGGATGTATTAGGCCACCTAAAATGACAGCCTCACGAGCTTCGCCATTTAGAAAGGCAACTAAGACAGCATCTCCAGCTTTAGCGTCGAATGCTCTAACTGGATCTGGCTTATCGTCAAACTTATATCCATGATAAACTATGTCTTCATAGTTAAAGGCACCACCAAAACGCCTTAGCATTCTAGCATTAACCTCAATCGAATCATTACGATCCTGAATCTCAACTAAATACTTTAATTCGGTTGATATTTTTTCTCTGTATACTTTCTTAATTATAGCAATACGTAAGTATGGATCTTTATTGAACATAGCAGCAGCTGCTGATGGGGTTCTCCATAAAGCACTATCTTTAACAGTTTTAAAAGGGTTGTTCATTATGTACCCTTTACTTTCTGTGGATCTGGATCACCAGGAATATCAGATGTGCTAACTGTATTTCGTCTATTTCTATCTTCACTTTGAGAAGTTTTACTAACGTCTTGATCAAGCATTCCCTCGCCAAACATTACGTAATCATCACCTTGAACTGTAATACCACGAACAAACTGGATAGTTGTTCTATAGGTTCTAGCTCCATTATTGTCAACTGAAAAGCTATGTTGAACAGACTCTATGTGGGCCAATATAGACGGATTAACTTTTGCTTTAACTGTAGCACTGGTAAGGTTTGGTGTTGGATTTATTAACGCAGCATCAAATAAAATATTCTCACCTATACCAATATATGGCGTTGATCCTTGCATAATAAGGGTTCCATTGAGTTGTCTATGAGTTCCAAAAAACCACTCTCTCATTAAAAAGACCCAATTTTCTAGTTGGGCCCAATCTGCACCATCGCCTCCATATGAAGCGGTGGCACCTTTTTTTACAGGGAATTGTTTAGTGTCTACTATAAGTGCTCTAAAACCCTCACGTTTAAAGGACTCAGGATCAAAAGCTTGAGTTTTTTGTTTTTGTATGGTTGCTATAATTTGAAATTCTGAAAATGACGGCTTGATTTCAATAAAGTTAACCTTATCTCGCCAATTTGTTCCAGCATTTATTGAAATAACCTTCGCATTATCAATAACGTTTGTCTTAACATATTGAAAATAAGATTTTATATTGCTTCCACTTTTCTTTGGATTAAAATTTTTATAAGCAAATGGTTTAATTCGGTTATAAAGAGCAAGTGTAACTCCACCATTTCCACCTGGATTCCATCTAAGATCACATAGCATTTCATTTAGGGCTGGATTGCTGTTTTCTAACAACACCTGCCACAAAGAATGTGTACCCTGTAAAGAAAATGGATCAACAAAGCCACTAGCCTCACTATGTCCTCCATAGGTATCTTTAGCAACTAATTTTCCGTTTATTAATGATAAAAAGTTGTTTAAAGATTTGCCAACTTTAATCTTATCTCCCTTAGGTGTCCTAAAGTCAAAGTATTTAATAACTAATGCTGGTAGAGCAAATTCATATATAGAACCAGCTAATCTATGAACCTCACCTGACGGATCCACGCGCGACTTCAGCGTACCCCTAGAGCCCATTATTCTTAATATTGCATTTAAGTTTTTATGAACTGCCCCAATAGCGGGATTGCCATCTTTACCAAATAAAATAGCTCTCATTGCTAATGCTAAGACATCAGTTTGCTGATTGCCTTTATCTTTTGGACCTCTAATTAAGTTATCTATATATAATGTACAGTTAAATATTTCGCCCCAATCAGTTCCAGTAACATAATACAGAGTCTGTCTAGTTCCATCATCATTCATTTTAGTTTCGCACCTAACAGACTCAATCCTACCGAACATTTTTACTTTATCTTTATCTGCGGTTTTTAAGTCATCTTCGGTGATTGTCTTATTAGACATTAATATACAGCACCAACTACCTGCAGTTAGATTACCCACCCAATTCTTAAATGGAGCAAGCACTAAATTAAAAGTTCCACCCGGTAATCCTTTAGACTTAGATGTCTGAATAGATATACATGACAGTGTGCTCACAATAACTGGAACAACACCACCGCCCTCTATTTTATCGAGATTTTTTTTAGCTATCCCAGAACTTTTATAGTCCCCAGTAGGAATTCCTACTCTATCTACGTAATTCCACACTAATACGGCAGCATGGGGTGTTTCAACTATAAATTGACCCATTAAAACGTCCCATATCCAGAATTAGGTTCACGACCCTGACTACTATTGGTTGATAGTGGATCTGGCTCTGACATCATTGGTACTTTCATACCAGATTGTTTTATAATGTTGTTTAGTACAGTATCTAATTTATCAACAGCTGGACCAAACTTCTCTGCACCAAGTTTAAAATTATCTGCCGCTTTACCTGCCATTGTCTGTGCTTCAGTTTCTTTTTCTACACCACCCGTTGCTGCATCTTTTGTCATTGTCAGAAACTGTTTCATTGCTCCGCCAACAGTTTTTAATAGCTCTGCAGCAGCTGATGCTGATTGTGCTTCTTGCTGTTTACCACTATTCTTAAGTGCATCAGTTTGTTCTTGAGGGGTTAGAGGGGCACCCGTTTTAGGATTTAATTTAGTATTTAGTGCAGTTTTATCAGTTGGATCTTGGTTTCCAGATATAACAGACTTCATCCACACTTCTGGTGAAAGTTTGTTGAAGTTAGCGAGCTGTGTCATCTCATCATACATGGCACCGTCATCTCTAGTTAATGTACCAGCTTTAAGTTTTTTTCTAAGTTCAGGTGATACGCCGCCAAAAAGAGCATTTCCTACACCCTCGCTCTCTATGCGCTTATCCATATTAATATCAAGCATTGTCTTTGCAAAAGCTTGAGCTTCTTCTAGTGTTCTCTCTTTACCTTTATTTGGACCTGTTAGATTTACTCTACCTTGCCCTAAATCTTGTAATTTATTAACTGCATCAGCATCATTCGATAGTGCTTTCCATGTAGCAGACTCAATCTGACCGGCAATCATCTGCTGTCCAGTACCTAATCCCAATCTATCGCCCAAGCGAGAAGTATTAATCATTCCTGAATAAGTAGTACTTACGTTAGTTTCAGCACTTCTAGCTACATCTTCCGCAGTCTTGGCCTGTTTTAGGGCAAATTCTTTATTTTCATTAGGATCATCATGAGCATATGATGCTAAAGCGGCAGCTGTAACAGCTGCTGTATCAAGTCCAAATCTTGCACCAACACCACTTTCTACTAGAGCGGCAGTATTGCTTACCATCATACCCAATGCTTTTGAACCATCTAAGCCTTTTGTCATAGCAGACGCCATTACAGATTCAAGTCCAGCTTGAGGATTGTTAGAGCCAGCTTCCGCTAATTGACCCATTCTTTGTAGATTGATTTCTTTGCTGCCAAGTGATGCTTTTTCATATTTACGACCAGCAAAAACTTGATTAGTATTAAACTGAGAGCCAACAGTTTGATTTCCAAGCTCAGCCATCTGAGCCATTTCTTCAGGACTTATGCTAGCATCTGCCATTTTTTCTAATAATGTTTTATCAACCACGTCGCCATGTCTACGCTGCATTAGTTGTTGATCTGTGGTTTCACCAGTTATTTCATTTAAGAATGCACTACTTTTAGAACCCATTCCCATCGCAGCATTTCCTGACCCAACATAGAAATCTCTCAACCCCTGCATTTGTTGTGCAGGAATGGCGTTAATTGCTTGAAACGCTGCTTGGTTTGATGCTACAGCATTAATATATGCTGGTGCTGTTTTTAATCCACGTATTTGAGAAGATGCATCAACGGCGGTGTCTGCAACCGCATCAACGGCAGTATTGACTGCTGAATATGCAGCGACCGCTGAACCTGCCCCTAATGCTAGTGGTACAACTGCGCCAACACCTGTAGCTGCTAAAGGCGCAGTCAATACTGCCGCTTCTGCTAATGTTGCGGCCAACGCAGCTCTAGCACCAACAGCTAATGCTGTTTTAGCTACATTTTTCACTACTTTGCCAGTAGTTTGTAATGTCTCTCCGGCCATCTGGGCACCTTTAACTTCAGACCCAAATTCTTCAGATGCTCCCCAGTTTTTTGATGCAAGCTGTGCCGCTATGTTGCCATGTCTTGCTGCAACATAGTTTTCATATTTTGAATTAGCAAGACCAGCCATACCGGCAATATTTTGTCTATCTTGAATTCGATGTGCTACGCCCATTGTAACAGTTGCATCGCCAACTTTTTCAACCATTTCCCCAACAAGCAACGCTTTTTTCCAAGTGTCACTCTTGACACCCCAAGTTTTTTGATTACCCTCACTACTTGCTTCTCTTAATTTAGCCTTTGCAGTATCTAGACTGCCGGACAAATCTTTAAATTCTTGAGATGTAGAGTCGACTACTTCGTTTAACTTTTTTAAAATATCTAAAAATTCTTTTGCTTCACTCTGACCGGCCCCACCTTTTGACATAACAGATTCAGCTTGTTTCTGTGTCTGAAGGATATCCATTGTCTGTGACATTGGATCTCTACCTTGCTCTTTATGAAACTTACCAATACCGGTCAAGGTAGCTCTTCGATTTATTAGCTCGTCTCTTTTGCCATAAATCTCATTCATTCGCTTTACTGATTCAGAATCAACTGCATCATTTTGGCCTATTAATTTATTTTTTACTATACCTTGCAATTCTTTTTCATAACCAGATAATTGTTGTTTACTGGTATGCATCTCATGATAAACTTCTTGAGGTGACATAGAGCCAGCTTGCTGACGAACTGCTCTTTGAATTTCATGGGAACTAAGTCTAGCTTCTACTTGTCCATTAATTGTGCTACTTGCAAAGCCTTTATTGATATGATTGGTGATCATACCGACATTGCGATCTCTTGCAGCCTCTGAAATCATTTCTTGACGTTTTGAAATTTTAAGACGATCCGCTTCTAATTTATCAATTTTATCTTGAAATGATGAAATGTTAGCAAACTCTCCAGGATGCTTCCTTCCGATTATAAACGTTGGATCCTGTTCAATGCCATAAAGTCGATCAGCTAAGTGTCTTTGTTCTAAGGTTTCTACGCCACTTTTTTGTTTATTGAGTATATCTACCATGCCAGCTGGTAGATGCTCAGCACCAACGGACGCTACTGTATTAGCAGGTCCTTTTCCAGATTGATTTGGATCATTATTATTTGGCATAGCTACTCGTCAAATCCTTCGTCAATGTTTTCACCAAAAGACTCGCCAAACTCTTCTTTGCCTTTTTGGATTTGTTCTTCCATCCAGGCAATATTAGCAGGGTCCTTTGTAGGGTCTTTAGTAAGCTGTTCGACTTGGTGAGCTTCTTCACGTATAGCGGCTTCCCGCTCTTCTCGTTCCATCTTCTCAGCCCAGTCTTCTGCAACCTTATCCTTATCCTCCTCTATCTTAACACTATCTTGCTCAAGTCGCTCTTCTTCAGCTTTACTTCGCTCGATACGATCATAGAACTCATAGAGAAGTTCCTCTAGGGAATACGATAATAGAATTGGGTCTTTTAGAGGACGGGAATATGTACGAGACCACCAACTCTGAAGGAAGAGGAGTAGTTTTTCATCTGTATCTAGATCTGCCCTAGCATTGTATGCGGCAAGTTTCTGTATAGAATCTATGACTGAGGTGTGGGATCTGGAATCTTCTGAGTCTTTTTCTTTAGATCTTCTTTCCATTCTAGCTCAGCCTCCCCAATTCTGCGATACAACATGACTAGCACATCTTCATCGTCAATTAGCGCTCCACCATTGCTTTGTTTCCACCACTCTGGGGCATCAATGATTTTTGCTCTTAGATTTGCTAAAATAACTGCAAAACCAGCAAGATCGTCTGTTGGGGCTTCATAGTTACCTAATAGTCTTGTTTTTTCTAGAGCTAAACTATGCTTTTGACCAACGTTTAGAATACATCTAACAGTGAACTGTCCATCATATTCTTTGCCAGTTGCTTCACCGGTTTGCTTAAAAGCGAATGTTTTTTCTTTACTTGGTAAGTCCATATTGCTCCTTAATAAGCATTATTATACCTAAAAGACAGTAGAGACTTAAAAGTTGCCAAACTTTCTGAGGCTATCTGCAACCTTGTTAAATCTACTAGGTTCGATCTTTGTTCCATCAGGATTTTCTGTTGCTGTTGGCTTATTGGCTCCCTCAGCTAACTCGGGCTTACGTTCATCAATAAAACCTATAGCTTTCCACGTAAGCTGAACGTTAGATAAGGCATCAACCTTAATATCCTCTGAGCGTGATGTAAACATAGCTTGGGCTGTTTGAAATAATAATTGATCAGTGGCACTGTCTCTTACTTCAATGGTAACATATTGTTGAAATAAAAAGTTCAAAGCATCTGGTTGCCAAAGTTCTGTTCCAGCTGATTGACCAGGAATGTGTAGTGCAGAAATAGTTCCCTCAACACTGACTCGCTGAGGAGCAAGTTCGTAGGGAAAATAGTCGTCTATAGTTTGAATTTCAGTGACTTGTGTAGTTATTTTCCAAGATACGCCAAAAGCGAACCCAGATATTTTACCATTTATCTTTAAGATACAACGAGCACCAGAGGCATAACGAGCAGAAGATTTAGTAGAAAATACGCCACCAATGTTGCCAGCAACATTATCTAAAAGTCTTGATCCTACATCTTTTCTATTATTAAAACCTGACATATATTACCCTTGAAAATGCTGGCCTTGACCAGAGAAATCTGCTACAAATGCATCTTCATCAACATATAGTGCTATAAAGTCAAAACGTTGAGTCGCAAGACCTTTCTTAGATAATGAAAAATCTGCCTTTGTAATTCTACAATTTCTTATCTTAGCTACTCCAATAGAATTTCCAGAACTGCTATTTTCTCCGCCACCGAGAGCATTTAAAAGATCACCAACTGCACCAGGAGATGTGTCCCCATTATTTGGTATTTTCTGATATATTTCAATATCAAATGTAACTCCATTTGCAAACTTACTAGGATCTAAGCCCTCTTGAGCTCTTCCATCGTTTCCAATACCGTTTCTAGCAAAGAAATCACTAGCAGTTCCACCCCAAGTTGAGCCCCAGTTACCAATACCATTTCCTGCATCGTTTGCAGCGACATACTTTGGTGCCTCTTTGCCGATGCCTTTTTTTGCATCTTTGGCATATCTAATAATAGTGAAACTACCAGAAACAGAATAACCAAGTGGTTCAACTGAGGAACCCTCGTACATCCCTAAAATCTTAGGGGTCTGGGTCATAACTTGAACTGAATAGGATATATCGGTACAAAAGGCCAACGTCTTATTGTTGATCTTAATTTTAGCGTTACCGCCGCTTATAAAGAATGGCCTAATTCCTGACATAGAGTTATTATACATCGTGTTAAGTTAGTTATTTGGTAGAATAGTAGCATGACTTCTGCAACCTATCTAGCCACCGTAAATTCTATAAATAGTGCCCTAGCAACGGCCGGAATCACTACATTGATATTTACACACAAAACCGCTTTCACTGTAAATGCAATACTTTATGCGAATCTAATTGACTATTTAGGATATATTTTAGAGTCTGATAGTTTAAAGGTTAATTCTATAATTGCAACAGAATTAGCAAAGCTTGGTGCATGGAGTGATGTTAAGTCACCAGCGCGAGCTGTAACGCCCCCTACCCCACCAGCAGATGACCATTTTGTTACTTTAAATGGTTATTACATCAGTAACACTGACCTTTCCCCTACTGCTGTTAAAGAAAAGCAATTCAATACAGATATTGAAACAGCAACAAAAGAACTTTCAAAAGTTATTCAAAATAAAGCCAAACCGGCTGGGTACATTACAACAGTTTCAGAATCATCTGTCTTTACAAATGTAGAGTCTCCAGCTGGAACCAGAACAATCATATCTACTGTTACAGTGGTTGTTAAGAACACATAACATAAAAAAAGGGAGCTTGTTAGCTCCCTTGTTAATTCAAATTTTAATTTCTACTTACGATAAGTCAATGTCGCCAGAATTCGATACATCAAATGAATCGTCATCGGCCAAGATACCTACGAAAGACAGTTGATCAACTAACATACCGCGCTTATTTAAAGAAGCTGCTTTACGAGTAAATCTGCAATCTTTAATAGTGATGAACTCAACTGATTCAGTTGTCGTTGCTGCTCCACCACCGGATGTTGCTGCTAGCTGTTCTTTTTGAAATACAGCTAAATCCCATGTTTGTGAAAACAAAAGATTTCCAGGATTGATTTCGTCTGATGCATTACCACCAGTTGTATAGTCAACCTTACCAAGACCATTACCACCTGTATTTGTTCCAGGCATGTTATTGGTCTTTGCAATAGCGGTATATCGAACAACGCTCAATGATCCTGCTACAGAGTAGTTTACTGGTTCGTTAGAGACTGTTTCG